CTAGACGGCCTGGACGAGAGCATCGGGGAGATAGCCACCAGCAGGTCTGCCGAGCAGCCCGAGGGCGCACCCCCCACGGGGCAGCCCCCCATAGAGGCAGCCCCGCCCGAGCAGGGCGCACTGCCCCCCGAGGCCCCCCCCGAGGCACCACCTGAGCCGCTCCCGACCGAAGAGACACCGCCCCCGGCAGCACCGGCACCCGTCCAGGCGGCCAAGAAAGACAACTATCCGACTCCTGATAAGAAGGGCAGTAACGTCCCTAACCCTGAGAGAGGAAAGACTATGGCAAATGATTCCAAGACCTCGCTGAAGACGGCGCTAACCGACATGAAGGCCAGCAGGGAGGCAGTGACGAGGGAGGCCAAGACCCGTGTCGCAGCCGCCTGGACCATTGCCAAGACCATGCTGCCCACGGCACCCCCGGAGGCGCAGAAGGCCTTTGCGCAGACGCTCCTGGCGAACAGCACCAAGGCGCTGGTAGCGGCCCTGAAGCAGACGGCGGTGAACGCGCACTACTCCAAGGTCGCCGAGGAGTTCAAGAAGGTCCACAAGGTCGAGATAAACGACCTGCTTGAGGACCCCTCCGTCCTGACCAAGGAGAAGGGCGCTGTCAAGTCCGAGGTCAAGGGCGACCCGAAGAACGCCACCGGGAAGCAGGCGGACGACCGCAAGGACGCCGGGCCGCAGCCCGCTACCTATAGTGACGGCCGCGGATGCGGCGGCGGCACCCACTCCGAGCCGAAGGAAGTAGACTCCGGCAAGGCAGCGGAGCGCCCAGGGGCAGGGGAGCGCCCCGGTGACACCGTGAACCTGTCCGAGGGCAAGTCCGCTGGCAAGGAGTCCGACAAGGCAGCGGAGAAGGTGGAGAAGGCCAAGGCAAAGGCAGAGGTCAAGGACGCCAAGAAGGACGCCTCCGCCAAGACGGCCCAGCCCGTACCGCCCCCGCCTCCCGCAGCGGCACCGCCAGTGCCGCCAGCACCGCCCGCAGAGGGCGGGGCCCCCGCACCGCCGGAGGAGCCGCTCGCCGCCGAGCCGCCCGCCGAGGGTGCGCCGGCCGAGCCCCCGTCCGACCTCCCGCCCGTAGAGGGCGAGGGTGCCCTGCCGCCCCCAGGCGACATGCCGCCCGCAGAGGGCGGGGCCGCCGAGATGGTGACCGAGGAAAAGATTCGGGACATCTCGGAGAAGGTCCAGGAGGTAGCCCAGGAGATACAGGAGCTTCAGCAGGAAATCTCCGGGGAGGAGAAGGCAGGCGAGGAGGTCCCCGAGGGCGTCCTGGAGACAGAGGGCCAGGAGCTTGAGGAGACCGGCAAGGACCTCGAAGGAGAGGGCGCTGCCCTGGAAGGGGAGGGGGAGAGCCTGGAAGGAGAGGGCGAGGAGGGAGAGGGCGAGGCCCTTAACCTCGACAGCATCTTCAACGAGGACTCCATGGAGGAGAAGACCTCCGCTCTCGCCAACGAGGGGGACGGCTCCGGGGCAGAGTTCTTTGCACCGTCAGCCGCAGTGGAGATGGAGGCTGCCATCGACGAGAACGACATGGGCAGCATCCAGGACATGTTCTCCGTCGTAGGCTCCGATGCCGACCCGCTAGCGGCCCTGTTCGATGTCAAGACGGCCGCCCAGGTGGCAGGCATGGACGTGGTCCCCAGCTTCACCGGGGAGGCGGCCAAGAAGTTCCAGAGCGACACGGCCGGCAGCGATGGCAGGGACTATGATGACGACCACAGCGCCACGCTGTGGGCAGAGGTCATCAAGACCTCCGACCTGCCGGAGTTCAAGGACAGCGGCCCCGGCAAGGGCCCCGTCAGGGTCCCGCAGGACTCCAAGCCCAAGCTGGAGGGCCCCAAGGACGGCGACACCCCTGCCTCCCAGGGCAAGGCGGCCGCCAAGCCCGCCGCTGTGAAGAAGGCCCCGGCCACCCTGAAGAAGATTAAGCCGGTCATCGCCTCCGACAAGGACGCTGCCCTGCGCACCGTTGACATCGCAGACGCCCTGTTCGGGGACTCCGGCATGGGAGAGGGCCGGTAAACCTACAACACCATACGCCCCCTGGGCCAGCCGGGGGGCGTACCCTTATCAGGACACCCCCTTCATGCAAGATTGGCCACCCGCCAATAACCCGCAAGAGAGACCCCATAGAATCCCAGCAAGTCGGGCCTATACGGCTACGGCTGGAACCCCGCCAACCAAGCGCCCGGAACCGACTTCCGGGCGTCCCTTCTAGCCTGAACTCTCTGGGCCAGGCTGAGGATTAGAGGTATTCCAGAACAGGCACGCCTTGCGGTGGCCTCCGTATACCCCCCTGGTCACCTGCCTGAACTCCTTAGCACAGGTAGGGCAGGTGTAGTCGCTTAGCCTCTTGTTCTCCTCAGCGTTGACCCTACGGGCGACCTCTGCCTGCGCGGAGCGGCGGGAGTCTGTCCAGCTTTCTGACATCCTCTGGCGCTGGGCGAGGGGCTTGGGCTTGCCCTTGTGGACCAAGCCAACAGCATCCTTTGTTGACTGGGGGCAGGGTTGCCCCTTTCTTGCTCTACTTATCTTTTTCCGTGTTTCTTCCGTACAAGGACAAGCATGCCCGTCCCCCCCTAAGGTCATATTATAGCCTGACTTATAGTCATAGGTCCCTAGGATAATTGTCCACGCTTTTTCCATATCATTAAGCTGCTCTAAGCTGTCGCACTGGAGTAACGGCTCAATTATAAAGGCTTCTGGCCCATACTTTCTAATGGCTTGATAAAGGCGATGCGGGTGGCCTGTCTTTGCATTGCTAAGGTGCTTTTGCCATCTTCTTTCTATGCTTTGGGCCGTTCTCCCCACATACATTTTTCCGTTAAGCACATTGGTTACCAGGTAAACCTGCATATACACTCCCCATAAGAGTTGAATAGTTGTTTTCTACGGGCAGATAGGTCATTTACTATGGATAAATACCCATGATTAAGAATTTTCGCTACCGGCCCCTTTGAATGTATGAAGCAGCCTGTGCTCCTATAGTCCCCAGTCTACTCCTAGACAACGGATTGGGAACGCTGGCTAATCCAACCTTCCTACATGGAGAAACCAAAATGGGGCTGAAATTGCTCTATTACGGTCAGAACGACAGCGTGAACTGCACGCCTGACGTGCTCCTGACCGGAGACCCTGGCACTGACCAGCAGACGCTAATCAGCGCCGGGTACCTGGGCGGGCGCATCATGGCGCTGGCCTCCCCTGGCAACAACATCACCAACCAGGCGGTCATCGTTCCCTGTGACGTAGACGTTTCCCCTCCTGGCACTGAGACTGCCAAGGCGGGCATCGTCGGTCCTGGCCCGTACAACCCGAACGACAACTACTACACCTCGTCTGCGACCACCACTGTGGCAGCGGGCAACATCCCCTTCGGGACGCTGCTCAACGGTCCTGGCGAGTTCTCCGGTGCAATCGGCCCCGCAGGGTCCAAGAAGGCCCCGCTGGTCCGTGCGCTCTGGCAGGGCAACCTCAACCAGGAGTCGTATGACACGGCTACCCTGGCCATGAACGCCTACAAGGTAGGACAGTACGTCTACTGCGGAGGCAACAGCAAGGGCAACGTCGGGCTGTACACTTCTTCCGGCAATGCCTCGGCGGCGGGCCTCAAGATACCCGTGGGAATCTGCACTCACGTGCCGACCACCCAGGAGCCTTGGCTCGGCGTAGCCAGCCTGCTATAAGGCGAGAGGAGAAAAACTAAATGGCAAACCTTTCCCGCACCCAGCAGCAGACGGCAATGCTAGGCCAACTGCTGAAGACGGCCGGCGGACGGCAGAAGCTCGCCGCCAGCCTCGGACCGTCCCTGCGCAGGCGTCGTGACTACATGAGCATCGCCCGCAAGGCGCTCATGGTCGAGACCCTGCCGGACGGCGCTCTTCCCATCTACGACAAGGAGTTCGACATCGCGGCCCAGACCGTTTCCGGCCCTGCCGGTGGGTCCTTTGTCGAGGCCTTCGTGGTCGGCGAAGAGGGCGGAGACATCGTTCGGGTCACCAAGCCGAAGCGTGTCACCGTCCCGACGTTCGAGATTGTCTCTAACCCCATGATTCCAATCACCCAGATTAAGGAGCGCAGGTTCGACCTGGTCGCTCGTTCCCTTAACCTGGCGAAGGCAGAGGTCGGGGCAGCCGAGGACGGCTACGTCTTCGGGCTGTTCGATGCCGTTGCCGCCGCAGCCAACGTACAGGTCGCAGCGGACAACGCCACCAAGGCCGGCAGCGGCCCGTTCGACCCTGTCTACAATGGGGACATCGCAATCAGCCCGCCCGTTGACATCAACTCGATGGCCGACGGCTTCGGGCAGGTGCAGCGGCACGACCTCTCCGTGGCCTTCTGTTTCTTCAACCCGAGGGACTACACGGACCTGCTGAAGTGGACTCAGCAGAACATCGACCGCGAGACGCAGCGCAAGCTGCTGAAGACCGGCGTCATGGGCTACCTGTGGGGGGCAACGCTCCTCCAGTCCCGTAAGGTCGGCTTCGGCTGCGTGTACCTCCTGGCGGACGCCGAGTTCCTGGGCGTCATCCCGGAGCGTATCCCGCTGACCGTCATGTCCGCCGACAGGCCGGACCTCAGGCAGATTGGGTTCAGCATCTTCGAGAACCTGGGCTTCCTGGTGTTCAACCCCTCCGGCGTGCAGCGCCTTACCATAACCGGCCGCTTCCAGATGTGGAACGGCCAGAACCAGGGCGAGAACTAAGGCCCTCCAGTAGCATTCCTCCAGCCGGGGACCCCTGCGGGTCCCCGCTCTTTTTT